TGTTAATACAGATCTGGAAACTAGCCCTGGGCCCCCTGATGCGCGTTGAGATGAGCGAGGGGAGACGACCCCTCGAGTCGGGATGGCGGGCACACGGAGTCCCAACCACCTGAATCCGACCAACCCCTGTTTAATCTCTCACCAGGCCATGCTAGTTCGCCCCGCCTAGGGGCTGCCAACCACATCTGCCCTGGACGTGGGCCGGGGTCACATGCACCCTGTCATTCTTAGGATGGACACGCTTTCCGTGTGGTTAGGGTCGATTCACGACCATTGACTGGGGGGGGGTGCTGGTCAGAACACCCATCGCCTCCATGGTAGGTTGCAAGTTGTCATCTTACTCGCTCCCATGTTACCGATGCCCTGCCCCAAAAGCCGCAATTAAGCGGCAAAGTGTATTGGCAACAAAGAAAATATTATAAACATTTTTTAACCTAGGTGGCGTTCGGGTAGCGTCCAGCGCCCCTCCCCGAATTGAATGCGCACCCCCTTAGCGGTATTTTTATACTCGGTGAGGTTAACCGAGTCCCCGTAGGTGTTTTGTGTGGTTCAGACGAACGCAATCGCATCATCCACAGTGGTGACGAGTACAATCACTTGATTCGCACCAGAGGGGAGCGTGCCCCCGGTGCCGAAATCAATCGACACCAAGCCGGGGCTGGTCGCAGAACATATGAAGCTTCCGCTCCAACAAGCACCGTTGGCGGAAGAACCAGCGACTGGCCACGTATAAGTGGCAAGAGTACTCAAGTACAAGAAGTTACTCTGCAGCCACGTGGTGGTGACAGTGGGGTACGTCAACGTAGCCGTGATGCCCGTCCAGGAAACATGCACGAAGTACTTGTTCCCGGGGTGTGCATACCAACTGAGTTTGGTGTTGCTTTCAACTACCAAATCTAAAGATCCGGAACTAGCGCCTGCAATCGACCCCAATGGGGCCGAGGAGGAGAAGTTGGACCTCCGAATCCAACCGGAGGCAACGTCACCCCCAACATTATCAGGTAGGCGTGGCTTGTAGAACTCCACGCAGTAGCTTACCCAAAGCTCCCCCAACAATTGAGTGGGGTTGCCCTGGGTGGCCACTTGCACATTACCCAAGTCGTACATACGCAAATCCTGCCCAGAAGGAACTGAGCCGGTGCGCACATACTTCTCGGGGAGCACTGTCTGATTAGCGGCACACTCCAACCCATGTATCAAGCTAAGGGTCGGTTTAGTGGCTACGGCGTACTCCGAATTTTCCATCTCCTGCTTCGAGGAGAACAGTGGTGCATCGGCATTATAGTTGGTTGCCATCACTATCACACCTGGAGCACCCCCCGTAACGAAATCGGTTATCAACGACCGAAATTCGAAGATAATACCATGAATGCGATATTCTTGGTAATTCTGAGCCAGGGTGCTCAGCCACGGGAATGTCGTGCTTATTCCCGGGTTGACAGGATACTTCTTCACATCGAAGCCCGAAGTGCCTACTATATCTGTCAAGTATTCCCGATGACAGACAATATTGGTCTGCCTGCCAGATGAAAACTGGGGAACCTGGACATCAGAAGTAAGCAAATTGTACTTCGGGACGCTACCCATGACCTGGTAGTCGCCGGAACCAAGAATATTCCCGATTCCACTTCCCAACCACCGCCCGACACCCTTCAACATGGGATATCCGACGATACGTCCAATACGCTCACCGGCAATTGCTCCGGCGTCAGCAAATGGGGTTGGTTTCTTGGCCTTCTTTGGGCGAGGCCTGACCTGAACTTTACGTCTCTGAACCATTGTTTATGATCTTAATATGGGATCCAGGAAGATCACCCTGGACTATACATCCCTAGCGACCCGATCAAGGCCGGCGCCGTGTAGTCTCTCGGCATTTTGGTTAGCACGGAAATATTAAGGCGGGTGGCCACCGTTTTGGGCCATTTAACACTAGGAACCCCATGGATAGTTTATCGAGCTATCCAGCTCTAAAACCGCCGCGCGGTGAGGAACCCATTATGTACCGGGGGGAGATAGGGGACGGGAACGGAATCCTTGGGACAGAGCGTTATATCATCCAATGCTCTGTATTGACGCTCCAAGGCAACCTGGTGATCAGGTAGTATGCCGAAAGCTAACCAGAAACTATATCTAGTCTCAGGCGTCACTTCCCCATATTTCCGTGTCATGCCTATAGCAGACATGGCCATCCCAGTCTCAAAGGCAGCCTGGTCGAACACCCTATTCGCACCACGCCGCCTCCTTTTGCTCGAAAGGTTACCAGCACTTCGCTGGTAAAGGGAATAATATTCTTGCCAAATGGGCATGCCCCCCGTAAGGGACATACCAGCGTCACCAACAGCCCCGAGCCAAGATTTGAGAACATGATTGGACTCGAGTGGAATGAGCGCGCATGCATCCTTAGTAAATGCCCGCAAATTCCGCACCATGGTGTACCACTCCCCGTCAAACACGGGTCTAGATTGACAGAACTCAATGCGCTCAAAGTCGTAGACGGGCTCCTCAACTTCCATCTGGAAGCCCATCTCTAGGAACCACGACTTCAGCCCGTTCTGGAACCGAGAAAGATCACTCCGCTCCATAAAAACGACACAATCATCCCCATTGTTGGCAAGCGAGGCGTCGACTCCCCGTTGCTCGCAATATGAATAGATCATGGCACACATCAGCAAACAGTTGCCCAATGCTGTGTTCATATCCCCTGACATCCTCTTTCCAGCGACTTTATATTTCAATTTCCCATCTCGACAATACCCGGATCCTCGGTTGTTGAGTTGGTGTTTTAACAACCAACTCAAGAACTTACGATCATCAGGCGATTTGAAGCAGACGAGATACTGAGAGTGTTCCCACTCCAGTGCTTGAACACTAACATGCTGATCAAAGCGTGTAGCGTCTAACCCCACAGCAACAGGGTCAGAATATCGGAGCCACTTTCTCCGGAGGTGAGATGCCACTTTCTTTGCATTGTACCCCTTCATAACAGTAGGGTCGCCTCCCCACACTTTGGCAATTGCCTTATACACTCGCTCCTCGATTGGCTTTAAGAAGCGGCCAATCTCAACATTGCACCTTGGATCTCTCGGTTGGATGACCCGAGGGGCGGAGCCGTGCTTCCCTTTCTCAGCTTTGACGAAGGCCTTCAGCTTAAAGTCACGTGCAGACACTCCAGTTATCATCAATGAGTCTGCAGCTATCTTGTAAACCACCTGCTTGCGACCCCGATACAATCCCACGAATTCCTCGTGGGAGATCGGGGTGGTCGAGGGGAGGTGCTTTGCAAGAGCCCTCTCGAAAGACGAGAGACGCTTCTTAAAAATTCCGGCCAACGGCTGCGGAGCGGGGACCCATCCGCCGTTCATCTTGACGAATAGGACACGTTCCTTAATGCCACGTTCAAGTGTGACAATGGTATTGTTGTATACACACATATTGTCCTCCGGAGCCGTTTGGGGAACAACATAGAATGTGCGTACCTTCGGGTCGGCTCCACAATACTTGCTCACCGCCAGATCGGGATGGTCGGGAGCCAGTGATCGGGCAGAGGTTATACCCTCCACCTTCCACACCTCCATCCCCAGTGAGTATGCATCGCGGCCCCCCTACCCATCCACCCAGTACCTCTGGTCATCGGCTATAAGCCAAGACCAGAAGCTGGGTGGCTTCATGGTAGACTCGAATAAACGCCTGCGCCTCCTCCACTCCATAGAATGATGCATCCTCTCATAGATTACCTCATTTGCGGAGGGAACAAACACCAAGCCCACTACAGTGTTGATTAGTCCACTCATGTGGGAAGGTCTAAGACCTCTTTCTTTCATGATGTCGTTGGCCTTCTTCCGTACGACCAAAAGGTTGGCAGGCGATCGGACTGGGCATCCCATCTCATTCTTGATTTGAGCTACCATGGCAGCCACAAACTGGTTACGCTTCCTGCGTCCTAACCGTCTGTGGGGTTGATCCGGCTTATGATCGGGTTGGTCCACGAGGGCATCTTCTGCATCCCCTAATGGCGCATCAACCAAGCCGGCCTCAGTTTGGGCCAATTGTTCTTCCACGGGTGTAAGGAAGGATTCGCGGTAACGTTTGACTAATAATGAGGCCTTTACCAAAGCTGCTGATATGCCAGCTGAGGCAGTCCCACAAGCAAACAAAATCCCCGCTACCTCCAAAATCATAGAATAATTAAGCGGCCCTGCTAATCTACCCGTAGGTACGCTTGATCTTATTCAG